AATGGCTGAAATAAACATATCTACACTTTCAGACTTAGAATTAGTAGTCTTATGCGAAGAACTAAATGCTACTGAATGGCCTGAGGATAGTATGGTTAGGAAGTTAGCTACTCAGAAATTTGGGTATGCTAACTCTCTTACAATAGTAAGCCTATCACACATACTGCTTCCCGAAGTTACACGACGCCTTAAAATGAAAATAGCCTGAGTAATTTCAGGCTATCTTTTTTTATCTCTTAAACTCATTCTTATTCCTATACGTCTTATCGTATAATGTAGCTTCCATAAGGCTTGCAGGATTGTACCCCGCGTCCAGATAGGCTTTGAAATTCGGCCCACCTAAGAACGGCATTAACTGCTCAGTACGTCTTTGTTCTTGCCATGCTTTAAGATAATTAGAAGCACCTTGTTGTAATGATTGTACGGATGAAGCATACCCGCTTAACCTATCCCCAAGTTCTTGTTGTTGAATCTGAGCATTGGTCATATTCGCTTGCATCTGGGATTGAGCATTAGCAGCACTTGCAGTATTAAGAATACCCGCATTAGCATTTGCATATTGTTGTGCTATTTCAGCCCTTTTTGAAGCCTCTGACGCAGCCGAAGCTAAACGGTTAGTTAGATACTGTCCACCTTGAGTATTGCTCTGTAACGCAGCATTAGCCCCTGAATACGTACTTCCTACTTGTTGCAATGCACGGTTAGGGTCAATAAGGTTAGTATCTTGATATGTGGGTGATACCCTATCATAATTAATCTTACTGGCCAGATAAGCATTGGCAGCAGACCCTAATATGTTAGGTAACATTACGGAGCCAGCTTCACCTAACTTGTTCCAATTAATTCCAGATGTATCCCCACTACCGTTATCTCGTGAAGCTGCCCCTATATTGGAACTCATCTTAATAGGATTTATATTAGGAACTACTGTCTGGGCTTGTTGCATTGTATGTCCAGAAGGTTGATAACCTATTCTTACAATATCAGGGTTAGCTTGGAATTGAGAGAGTGTTACATCTTGCAGTACGGGTGTAATATCAGTCTGTACACGGTTGGGGTCAAGTACCCCTTTACCCCAATTAGCAGCCGTACCGTCCCATTCCCTAAGTCTATAATCAGTTCTTGGGAACTCACCTCCATTGTAAAAATGTTCCTTATACCCACCATTCTTAAAGTGACCTTTATCGTTTTCAGGTAAACCTTCCCTTGCCATTTCATGCTGTTTCTGGAGGTTCTCAAACTCACGTTTCCTTGACTCAGCAGTAAAGATATTATCACGACCTTTATATCGGGCATCAATCTTCTTAGCCAACTCAGCAAATGTTTGTTTAGAGCCTTTAGGTTTAAGATGATTGGAGAAGATGTAGTTACCTACTTGAACTTCACCGTTACTTACAACCTTATTGGCAAGTTCGATACCGTCAATTTGGTCAGCATTACCATTAAATGAAATCATCTCACCTCCTCCATATTGGAAAGTAGGTTTAGGTTTCTCAGAGAGTGCTGCTGCTTGAGCATTTATCTCATTTGATTTAGCTAACTGTAAAGCTTCATTGGGGTCTTCTCTCGTGAAGTAGTCATACGCTAAACCTCCTACTGCCCCTACACCTAACCCAACAGCAGTTCCAATCGGCCCGAAAGCTGAACCGATTGAGCTACCGAGTGAAGCACCTTGACCTATGTTACCTCCTATTTGACCTCCGGCATTACCTAACGATGTGCCGAGTTTACCTATTGTTTCTAATGTCTTTGCATCCATTACTTTGTAATATTTATTAACAAGGTTTCTAACACCTGCTTCATTTTACCTTCATTACGAAATTTAAGGCGAACTACTGAATATGAACCGTACATCCGCTCACCATCGTAAGGTCTGGGTAAACCTATTGACCACCTTCGAGAAGCATCTTTATTAGTGTTGTACAATGTGGAGTAAGGATGAACACCTATACTCACTCCGTTATTTGGAATACGGGTACCCTCGTTATCACGTACATATCTAACATCACTCTTAGGGTACAATACTACCTCATCAGTTTCTTGCTCATCCGAATAGACTTTAATCGAATGTAAACTTTTTTCAGGAACTTGCTTGCTACCTTCATTAGCCCAAAGATAGAAATATGCTGTGGTAAAGTCAGTTAGCTGTTTAGTAGGTACTACTACATCAATATAGCTATCGTAATTAGTTCCATAAAACTCTCCAGAATTACCGACACCATGTTTATACAGTACACCATAAGGATTAAGGGTATATATTCCTTCATAGTTCTTAGCATACAACACAGGTATAAAGGATTCAAAAGATTCAAATTTCCCAATAAGTTCGTTGAACTTTATAGTAAGAGGAACCCTATGGTACATATACTCACTCATATCCACAATTCCCACAGTAGGTGTACCTTCTACAAGGCTCAATACAGCTAAATGATTTTCAAAATCTACTGCATCTACCGTAAATACACCACCTCTAAATTCGTACATCACATTAGGTCTTAGTCTAAACTTATCCACTAATCCTGATAGTTTATACACTCCTGCTGTAAGTGATAGTATTGCTTTTGTGTTATCAGAAGTTGTGATAGCTACACCTGTATAAGTATTAGTATATGTGTAAGTATCCGTTACAGTTGAAATATATTCCTCCACATTCTTAGTGACTATTTCCTCAGAGGGATTATACACGGCTTTCAAATTTGATAATGAAGGGCGTATTGCATAATATACCACAGACCATCCTGTACTAACTCCTGCACCCATAGCTTCAATAGTAAACGTATCTCCAGCATTATATTTAGCCCATACTCTTTGACCTAAAGCGTTGGGATAGCCTACTCCATTGTATGCAGATACTACTCCATCTTTTATAACTCCACCTGAAACAGATTCATTTTCTTGACCTAACCAATCGTAAGTAGATACACCTCCGTCTGCAATATAGTCTTCATACCGAGTTGGAGGAGTACCTGACGTACTACCAACACCTCCCCCACCTACAAGGATGCTATTTGTTCCTGTAAAGGCTTGATACGTTAGATAATCGTTATACTTATCTCCTACACTCCACACGTGAGTATCAAATGTTCCGGGTATTTGTTCAATCCAGTAGGTTGTATCACTTGTGAGATGGTTTAAATTAAGAGGTTTAATACTTGCAAAATATTGTGAACCACTCTTTACAATATCCCCCATACTATACGTTGTAGAACTACTCCATTCTCCAGTGTAAAGCTCTCTAATTATATTTCCAGACCTATCTACAATTTTGGGTAAAGTGGTTTCAGGATTAGGCATTCCGTAATTAGATTGTTGATATACTCCTGATTGAGCTATCAATACTCCATTCTTTTTCAAATCTAATCTATCTACACCACCCGCAGTTGAAAAATCTACAATAACCCACGTATCATTATTAGTGATAGGTATAGAATCAGCTATTAGTCGATACCCTTCACCCCCTGTTTCAGTAACGGTTGCTTCTACGTCAACTACGAAGTTCTTAACCACAGGAGATAAATCATACACTAATCCCTCATTATTAGACTCTATAATCAATGTATTATCAACTAAAAATACTGTGTATTCCATTGATAATCCTAAATCTAATAATCTGGAATCTATTGCATTCTTTAAGTTTTGGATAACCACCAAGGGGTCACTATCATACGCAAACTCAGTAAGGGGATTTGTAACAGTTGTAACACAAGTAAATCTATACGTACTTCCGGTTAATGTGAGTTCTACATAGGAGTTCAACGTTATAGAGCTTAAACTCAATGTAGCTTTACTTTTAGTGTAAGTAATGGTTTCAACCGTAGTAATGTTAATTACATCCCTACTTTCCTCCACATCCTCACTATGTTCAACAATGCTATATTCATATCTCTTATCCCGTATGGTTAGAAATACTGCGTTTTGCTTATTATCGTAAATACCAATAAGTTTTGAGTCATTAGTCAGTACGTTGGAAAATAATGAATGCATAGCTTTAGTATCGCTAATGGTTTCCAACTGTGAACCTAATCTATATACCTTCTTTTTCAAAGGGTCAATCCAATAAATAGCTTGTACACTTTTAACTATATCCGAATTAAAAGGATTACCAATCTCTGTGGACAAATAGGTAAATCGTTCAAGTATCTCTCCTGTACCCAATACAGTGGTAACTCCATCTTCCCCTACTTGAGTAACACGAGGATTAATTGATAGTTTACCAACTCCAGCTTCCTGAAAGAAGTATAGCTCATTATTAAATTCAGTAAGTGAAGTTCCTGCTCCAAACTTACCTTCTAACAATAAGAAGTTATTAGGTTTAAATATTGACCAATAGTTTACAAATTTATCTGTTGTAGTGCGTTCTGAATGAACTACTTTAGCATCAAAGCTATTCTCCTTCTTAAAATCAGAATTAACAGCTACGTACAATCTTGACTTATCCACAGTGGAATAGGCCGAATCGTACTTATACAAATCCCCTGTCGCGTTATTAGACTCTTCCAATAGATTAGGGTATAAGTTACCGCCAAAAACTCTACCTCCTCCTTTATTGAAACTCTTATCATATCTATATGCAAAGTTAAATCTGCTCTGAGAGGGGAATACATAATTACGAAACATGCATCGCATATAGTTCTTACTCTCCCATAAAGATGTGTACATACAATCGAACATCGAGGTAGTAACATCCCCTCTATCTGCTAATAATGACCCTGCATTTATCATAGAATCGGACGCAGGGATATAAACTCCTAATACTCTGTCAGAATAAGTGTCTCCATTGTATGGGGTAATGGTACGATATAATCTTCCATATACCAAACCGTTAAGGTCGGGTGATTGGTTAATCAATCGCTTATGTTCCGTAGCTATAATTAGTTTAGTACCGCTTACCCAGTTAGCCTCGTTAGGTGTAGAATCATCTGTCGCCCAATCATTTTCACTTTTAATCACATGAGATTGATTTGTGTAATCTCTAATGGTAGTTAGACTTCTTTGACGTACTGTGGAAATATCAATAATATCCACACTTGAGTTAGATGCATATTGAAATGCAGCAACTTCCCTCACCATATCTGGAACATACCTACCTTCCTCTTGTTTGTACAATTCACCTGTATGAATCATACTACCCATAATCCGAAGTTTTAATCCATTCTTATACGGAAAGTCTTTAGATAGTAAAAGTTCAGGTGATGTAAAAGAATATACATCTTGAACAGGGTATCGTGTTCCGGGATTGTAACCGTCCAATATGCCATAATCACTAATTGGAGCATTAGGATTTGTTACAGGCCATAAATTATTTATTTCAGAATATTCTAAAGCTCTAAAGTATGGATTCTTATAAGGTTGGTCAACATCTCCTCGTTCTTGCACTACGGCAGATACTATGCCTTCCGAAAGTATTCGATAAGAACCTGAATCCAAAGGTTGATACACCAATCTAATACGCTTACCGTAAGCTGAGGTATTTGCAGTGTTTATGTAAAATTTAGGATATACATAGTTAGCAGTAAGAGTTTCCGTTAAACCTGAATTATTTAACAGAGGGAAATCCTCATAATCTGGAATTAGAATATCTCCAATCCATTTAACAGGTGACGCCACTCCCGATTCAGATTCTACAACAAGTCCAAATCTATAAACTTCCCCCTGCTTCCAACCCTTACGACCATCTAACTTAGATGAGTTAGTTTCATACAGAGATTCTTTATAAACTTCGAACGTATATTTTACATTTAATCCTTCACCCCCCAGTTTCTCGCCATCTGATAAATAAGCGTATTTCCGAGTTTCATCGTTATTGTATGGGTTAATGCAATCCTCAGTTTCAGCAATAGGTAATCCGTCTATTAAGTATGTAGCGTTAGGCCATACCCCAGATTTAACGATAGTCTTTTCTACACCATTGTTAATCACTTTACTTTCCCCAGATGTATTGAACCGAAAGGCTCTTGCATCAAATTCTACATCAAAAGCCTTTTCCTTTAGATTCATTCCAAATAAGAACCCATCCTTTACTGCAAGACTTCCCATACATAAATCATATACAGTAGCGGTGATTTCCGAATACTCTAAAGTACCATACTTAGCTTCTGGACTTTCATCTACAAATGAAACCGTTTTAGGAAATACCTCTATTTGCTCAATAATAGACGCTGTGGGAACATCTGATGCTGATGAGTAGTATAACCTAACAATTTCAATTCGCTTCGTGTAAGATAGGTCTAATGAGCTTAAATCAATAGTACAACGTACCCCTGCGCCAGTGGATGTTTCTACGGCTGTATCAGCACCCTCAGTGTATTTCCAATCGCCTGTATTTTTATTACCCACATAAACAACCTTAGACGCTGGTGAGAATATCGAGTACGAACCATTCGTGGTAAGTGTACGGTATAAGTATTGATAAGCTCCTGCGTAAAGAGTTCCCGAAGTTAGAGAGTCAAACTTTATTGAACCAAAGCCTACTTGCGGAACTCTATCAAATGCCTTTACAGGGAGAGTTTGAATTGTGTAAGATGCTTCAAGGTATTTATCACTTGTCGTACCTACATTAATGGTTCTAAAAGGGTAATCAAGGTTTGAGAATACTACCCATATAGTTTCTTCCGATATGTAGTTTACTTCTATTTGTAATTTAGAATTGGGAATGAAATCAAGATTAGTAGCTACGTTGAACGACTTATATAACTGAACTCGTGTAAAGCCCGTATCCGTCTTCACTAAACGGTCTATAATCCCATATCCTGAATTATCGGCTTTAGCATAAAATACTAAAAAATCACTTCTTAACGGGACTACGTTTAGCGGAGCGTACCCTATACGTTCGTATCCATCCGAAGCATCTATACAATTTTGAATATTTACAATATCATTTCCAGCAACCACTTGCACAGTTCCCGTACTCTTACCCTCGTCAGTAAATACTGTAATGTTTTGAGCATCGTATAAAGCAGTACCAGATAGGAATGATAAATCCCTATCTAAACCGTCTGTAAATTTTATATCTGTAAGTGGCATATCAGTTTATTTACCGTACATATCAATAATAGGTCTGCGCATAATATTCATAATCTGCCTACCTTTCTCAGTAGTGATTGAATGCTCATAGTTTCTACAAGCGTTCATATATTTTGAACATTCGTTTTTAATATACAAAAGTAGATTACTGTCCACACTTCTTAGAAATACTCCATCTTCCGCAGCCTTCCATTTTAAATAGTAATCCACAGCATTAAGATATTCTGTTTGATTGGGAATCAAAGGTCTTCCATCCTCATCTTGCAACAATCGTTTAACAACTACCTTGATGAGAGTAACTGAGCTATCAACATAAACTCTTCCATCCCGTAGTGAAAATGGAATGTGTAAATCTCTGTCATTCAATACCTCATCGACTACACGAATATTTTTAGGAATACGTACAGAACCTTCCGATACATCTAATACAATTACATCTTTTACGTATAGACCATTTGTACCAATAAAATCTAAAGCATCCCAAATACGTTCTGTGAGTTTACCCTCTGTCTGGTTAGGAGTTCCTGCAATCGGAGAAGATTTAAACCTTTCCAATACGGCATCTGCACTTATATATTCTGGACTCATACTCCGTTCAATTTTAAAGTTTTTGCAAGTTTGCGTGAGTTGCTACGGGAAGGTTTAAAGCCATATACTGACATAAAGTGTGAGCGGAACCGTTTATCCATTATCCAACGTATAGAATAAATATTCCCATCCGTAGAAACATTATCATGGTACACCCTTAAACGTTTAGCTTTAGCTTCTGGGTCAGAAGCCCATAACTCATTAGTAGCTTTATAATTGATAGGTACATTAGTTCTAACTACATTGTATTCAGAATCTAATTCTACAACAGGTTTACGGGCTGATAAAGTCAATACTCCCAAACTACCGGGAAGATTAAATTGAAAACCTTTAAATACTACTTCCTCAAATACTCTTTCGTAAAATTCCTTTATAATGCTATTAAACTCTGAGTCACTAACCTTTAACTCACCGTAGCGTTCTTTGTAATATAGTCTGTAATCGGGTAAACCGTAATCTGATTTACGACGGCTGTTTGTTTGTTTCATTCGAAGTTCCATTTATAATTAAGTTTTTAATATATACCCATGAAGCATCATCAATAGGGTATTCGTGGAACCATAAGTCTCTCTCAGCCGTACCATCGTTAAAAAGAATAACTTCGGTAGGAGTTGTAAACAATCCTTCTATACTCACATATTCTAAAAGAGATACTCTCGGATTATCTTTTGGTATTTTTACATATAAGTAATCCCCATGTAGAAATACAAACACTTCACGAGTATTACCTCTACCCGAACCTGAGTACACAGCCTCTTCTCTTGATACAAATGAAAACGGTCTGGATAAGACTTTTATGTTCCTTACAGTAAAGATAGTATGTTTATCTCTAACCATCAAAACTGGTGGAATCTTTTTAACAGACCTGAGTATTACAGAATCCGTGGGAATATCAATAGGGGAGTCCGACTGGTCAACCAATTCCATTGATACAGCGGATAGTTTCTGCAAAGCTGCTTCATTTATAAATTCTCCGTTTGATAATTTATTTCTGTAATAAAGCGCCCTATTATATTCGATTAATCGTATTACATATCTATTATCCTCTGTTCCAAGAATATTCTTAATCTCGAACAGGTACTTGTTTAATTGCATAAGCTACGCTTTGTTTAATAAAGTCTTTTACAAATTTAAAAACAGTTTCTTGAAAATGCTCTTCGCTTTTACCATTGAATTGCCCAGTAGTAATCAGTAATATCTCGGATAGTAAACTTGCAAGTAAAGGTTTAGCTACATAGTGTTTTATATCATGGGAAGCATCTTCTGAAATTAATGAATGATTACGGTACGTTTCACGTATTCTGCGCATGGCTGCAAGCGAGTTCATTTCGATACGTTTTACATCAGCCTTCTTAACACCTTTAGCTAAAACCTCTGAGAATATAATTGCTACGGCTTCACAACCTTGGACAATCATCCCCGATAATGCTGGATTTAATTTGTAACTAACGATTAGCCCATATCCTATCTCCATAATTTTATCTTTAAACTCCTCCACCTCATATGCACGGTCAGCACGCGATTGGAACCTATCAATCTTAGTCATAAGCTCATCTATTTTAAGGTGTAATTGCTCAGTAGAATCTTTCATACTTTGAGCTAATTGAGCCGTTTGAGTAAGAGATGTTTGAATCAATTCATCTTGGTGAATGTCTTTTATTCTACGAACACCTTGTCTCTTCAAATACCAACCTAAGAAGATTCCGAATCCTGAGGTAAGGATACCCCCAGCCCATTTCAACACATCTGGATTAAACGGGTCTATCAATATTTTAAGTTCCATAATTCTTTAATCTGTTTAGTATCAAAGTATAAAGAGCTTAAAACAGCTTTTGACCTTATTGAAAATAGAAAAGGGTAGTGTAATAGCCACTACCCCTTCCTGTTAAATAATACAGAATATAATTGCACCTATTGTGCCAAGTATCCCCGCAATAGCATCATACCATGACCAGACTTTACCATTCTTTTCATCTACGTATTCTTTGATAAATGTTAAGGCTACCAACAGTATCCATATCCCATAAGTCCACCAAGAATCGTGGAAAGAATGGTATGCTGTATAAGCAGCCGTAGCCCATATACCAAAGTGTGCGAGTTTATCGGTTCCTAAGAACTCTTGAAGTTTAGCTAAGAATTTCATAATTAACGTCTTTTAACACTTATGTAAAAACCTTTCACAACAACGGTGCAATTAGAGTCAGATTGAAAGTACAATGCTGATGGATTAACTCTCATTGATTCACGACCAATATAAAATGGGAAGAATACAATTTCAGTATATGTACCGGATGTTTTGTAGTAACTTCGAGAATTTATTACAGCATCGAATTGTGTACCGCCTATATCGAACCTAATAAACATCCACCACTGCGCGTTATTTACCGCTGTTGTTACTTCTATTTCTACCCTAATCCCAACCTCATCGTAAACAGATAGTTGACTAAAGTCAAAACGGTTTGTTGAGGTATTCCACAGTTGAGTAACGTTTAACGGTGCTGCTGCGGTTTGACTATAAATGCCTGAGCCATTGTTTGTTAATATGGTAGGTACATTGGCAGTCACACTGATTGGGGTAATTGCAGTCGCTGAATCGTTGTAGTCAATCCACCCGTCAACGTTCACAAAGGTAAGTGGATTAGATGCTGTTCCTGTTCCAGAAAGGTTAGCACCCGAAGTTGTCACAGAAGATAAATAAGTACCCTGAACATTCACAGTAGATACCCTGCTACCAAATGTTTTCTCAACAGAAATTAAAATCCAGTTTCCACCTGTGTATCTAACTATAATTTTCCCTATAAACACAAACTCAGAAATAGTTTCAGCAGCATCACCAAAATTTAAGTTAGCAGGTACAAGCGCCTGTATTGCGGTTAATGATAATGACGTTTGCTGAGGCTGAATAAATTGGTACCTATACGATAAACTGCCTTCGGTCACTGGAACTGCGATTACAAAAATAGCAGCGTAATGGTTTGTAGGGAATGCCTGCTGTACCCACGCCGTCGTATTCCAAAAGTTAAAGTAGGGTACAGAACCTACAACAGGAATAATCTCAGCATTGTTAATCGTCACACTACTTACTCCGGTACCCGTTAAAGACCTAACAGTATATGCTTTATCGGTTAGTGCCGCAATAGGACTTTGTAAATCTTCATCGTTTACGGTAGTTATAGAAATGTTCGGTCTTCTGTTTGCAGCAGTTGTTGAACTCAGTGTAAAGTTACTCATATCACCTCCAGAAACAAGGTATGTACCTACGGTTTGGTGAAGGTGTTTATGAACTTCCCAAGGCATTAATGAGTGGGTTTCCCTGATTGCAAAACCGTTTTTAGAGACAAACACTATTTGCAACATATCAAAAGGCCAAGATGTGGTTGACCAGATGAAATCCGTACCGTTGTAGTACAGAAAGTAATTGTCAACAGTTGCAGGATGAGGTGCGGAAGTCCAACCGTCCGTAAGTATCGGCACCTGTTTACCCCTGAAATAACCTTTCACAGTCCCCGTTAATGTCACAGTCCTTGCGACACTATTGTAAATTGTTGTAATGGTACTGCCATCTACAAACCCCGTAGGTTCTTTTGAATCCGCAGACGCATCGCTTGTGATGGACTTAACTACTAAATCAGTTGAGGAATTTATTACATCTTGCTTAGTAGCCCACTTAGAGCTATTGCTAAACGTTGAAGGTGTGACGAATTTATCCGATACTATTCCAGCATTAACCTCAGATTGTGTAGCCTGATACGGAGTCTTAATATATTCCCATGAAAGGCCATTAGAGTAATACATTCCAGAATTGTAAAACGTACCTCCCACAGTACCGGGAAGCCATTCTGTACCTTGACTATTACTACACCAATAAAATTTTCCACTTACGGTAGTAGGGTCTGGTAATGCTGAATAGTTTGAAACTACGGTTAAGTAGTCTGTCAATTCCTTTTCAGGAACTTCATCGTAAGATACACCATTCCAAACATATAGCAGCTTAGTATCCTTAGTGTAATACACTACATTGTCAGAACCTGTTACGGGTAATCCTGCAAAGCTATTGTACTTCTCTAAGCCCCCACTTCCAGTTGTAGGGGCTTTAACAAAAAAACTTGAAGTAGCTTCTTTTAGATTAGCTAAAGAGGTATAAGGGTTTCCTGATACATCTAAGTAATTATAATATTCTGCTACGGCTACTGTGATTCCAGATACTACATTTATAACGGTTATAACATCTCCTTCTTCAATCATAGCACAGGTGTTGGATGGATATGCATCATACATACCCACTCTCCAAAGTGTGTTTAAGCCGTTTAAATAAGGATAAAAAGGTATCATACTAAATCGTTGTTTAATTCTAATTTGTTTAAATTAATGTAAGGAGAAATCCACTCTTCGATAGAATCAAAATACAATTCCGTGCCGTTTTCGAAGTCCACACGTCGCAACTGCGATAGAATGTTATAGACTTTTTGGTCAACCTTGGCAACTGCCCCTATTTCTGCGTCTGATGCAAAGTAACGGTATTTTGTTTCAAAAGCCCACTCGTCGGTGAACTCTTTAAACCCCGCAAATTCCGGCAACCCCAAAACAGTTTCGATTGAAATGTTTCTTACCTCAAAGGTGTGAGGTTCTGCGGATGCACCTTTGTAAAGTTGCTTTTGTGAGTAAAAATATGCGGCGTCTATTCTGAAAATTTCGCCTTTTTGATTTATTATTTTACACATTTTATCAAAATTTATTAAAATATTTATTGTAATTAGACGTAGGTAAATCGGCTAAATTTGCCGGAAAACCAAAGGTATCTGATGGTGGCACGTAGCCTGTTGGATACACAAAAGATGAACTTGCGTAATAAGGGCATGTTATAAGCCCCCACTGGTCTAAAATAACACCTACATATTTATATGCGCCCGAAATGCTGTCGAAGGTGCGGTTGTTATGGTGCATAATTCCATTTTTATATTTTTAATACTTACCAAGTATTCTGCTTTATATTCACCCAAGCATAGGTATCCGCACCTGTTTGCATGACCATATCGCAATATGAATTATTTCCAGATGTTCTATATCTAATTGCTCCGACATTCGTAGCCGATGCACCTGCTGTATCATCTGCAATCTGTACTGAAGATGTTAAATGTACTTTTCCATTCAAATATGTATCTGTAATACTTGTATTACCAATATTTACTGTATTTGAACCTTTACCAGTAGCATTAAAACCAAAAACATTTTCATTACTTACTCCATTTGCACTTGCTTTAACTTGTACTCCAATATATATTGAATTTGATACACTTGTTAAACTTGTTATTCCATCAGCTATATATCTTGCAGTACCTTTACCAACTGCAACATTATCATTACCTGTTGTATTATGTTCTAATGTACTTGAACCAACTGCAACATTACCTCCTCCAGTTGTATTGTTATGCAATGAAAATGAACCAATAGAAGTATTCGAGTTTCCTGATGTAGTATTTTGTTGAGATTGAGTTCCAATTGCAATTGAATTTAATGTATAAAAACCAATTCCTATATTATGACTTGATTGATAATTAGATGTCGCAGTTGAACCGATAGTGAAATTGCCAGCATATTCACCCAAAAATATATTATATCCAGTAGGAATAGCTCCACCTCCAGTTGGATGAGAAAAATTATGTAAAAACCTATTACCATTTTTTGTTATAACACCTGTTGTAGAGCTGGTTGTATTCGGTAAATCTAATACACCATTTAGATATAGCTTATTTACTATTGTATCAAAAGTGAAATTTGAACTCGCTCCTAAAACCCCATTATTATTATACTGTATTTGCTTATTTAAACCAGCAACAGTTAATGTACTACCAACAGAGTTATCTATTTTGAACCAAGTCCCGTTCTTAAAAAACAAAATATCCTCAACACCCCACGCGCTGTTGCCGTCGAGAGTGGTGCTACCTGCAACGCTCACCGTGTAATAGTCGCCTTCAACACCTACACCGCTTGCGAGTGCAGGGGTATTAGTAGCGGCATTCCATTCGCCTTTGTAAGTTGAAAGCCCGGCCCCAGCACCAATGGGTACCCATGTGCCAGAAGCCGCGTTGTATTCTTCAAATTTTCCAGTGGGTGCAACTCTCACGTCGCCGTCGGCGATAGTGCCGGGTGTTTGAAGAAAATAAATAGCGTGCTGGTTAATCAGACTAATATCCTCATCCACATTACCTAAGTCTTGGTCTCCAGTATTTGTCCCAGAAGTATTAGCTAATCGAGCTTTGTCTGTTGCGTAGGCTGAATCAATTACAGTATTTGCATTGTAAGGTTGTACACTAACCCCTATTGATGTAGGTTGCAAAGATGTATCTGCCAATAACCCTTGAGCAGCAGAAGCAAACACAGATATATCTTGAGCAGCAGCGGTTCCTAATGTGGGCTTATTACTAAGGTCATTATAATCCCCACTAAAGTTTTGAAGAGCATCTAACTTAGTTTTATCAGCATTCGAGAAGTTATTATCCGTATGGATATAATTTCCATCCACTACTGTATCCGCATTATAAGCCTGCACACTTACACCTATATCATCAGGCTGTAAAGCAGTATCCGCCAAAGCACCTTGTGCTGATGTAGCTACGGTTAGAGATGTGTTGTTCCACCAATATTGAAGTAAGTACGGAGTTATACCCTTAATGGATTGAATCATAGGTAATGCATCCATATCTGCCTCAGAAGCAAATTCATCAGTTAAAGAATATTGAGCTACGTATCGACCATTACCTATCACATCATCAGGTTTAATACCAGTAGATGCACTTGAGTCATATTTATATACGGTCTGGTTATCAAACCTTCCATAATACTGACCATCCGCATAAATGGCGTTAGCCCTTAACTCAATCTCAGTAGAGAACCATGTAGTGTTTACAGGTATGGTAGAAGTACCATCTTGCCCATCTTTACCATCTTTACCATCCTTCACCTCAAACGTCCCACCAGAAGTAGAACTACCATCTGAAAATGCAAACGTAACCTCATAAGTAGAAGTACCATTTAAGCTCGATTTTAGAGCCGTAGAGACACTTTCTACACCTTTACCTTGCAACGGTATAGGATTAGACCAAACACCGTTAGAACCTACTTTAATTCGCTTATAGACGTGTGCGCCGATTACCTTAGTTCCGAGCTTATGTTCGATAGGAATAAATGATTCTTCCCATACCCATTCTTTCTCATTACCTGACGGTAGCCGTCCTGTACTATAATCCCAATCAATCTTTGGGGCATATTGAATATAAACCTTGTTATCCATTATTCGAGTTTAACTGTTTTCCAACCTACTTCTGTTTTAACTCTTCCGCGCTTGTTTACGGAATCCCAATAGAATACACCTTCTTGAATACTATCAATTTGCTCAATCTCTGGAAAAGAGGTGATATTGATAGGTGCTACCAAATCGAAAACCCCTTGATGCAAAAGAATAGAGAGGCTTTTAAACCCCTCTATCAATTTGGTTACTTCTTCTTTTGTAGCATAGCCTGAGAGGTCTGGAAGTTCTTTAATGTAACCTTTCAACAACTCAGAAATCTCTACATAAGAGGGGTCGTCGATATTATCCTTTACGACCTTTAGTTTCATACTGTTACTTTTTTAGCTTCAAAGTCACCAACATCTGTAACGGTCAATGCAAACCATGAACCGTCTGGAGACTTCCATATCGGCCCGAAATTAGCATGATATTGGAAGGTGTTCGTATCCCTTAAATCACCATTCTTAATGTAACCTCCAGAAGTAAGTAAAGCTGTTACGCCTGCTGCAAAATCTGAAATATCACCAGTGGCAATAGCATTAGATGCTAAATCTAAGAATGCTAAGAGTTGAGTTTTATTCACACTTAATGCAAACTCAATCTCATTGTTTGGTACATCAAGACTCTTACTCAATACAATACCTGCTCCAGTAGTATTAGAAGGTGAGGGAATTGTTACATCTCCTGTAAGCCCGTCTAATGAAGTAACTGCCGCAGATTCAAGAGTCGAAGGTTCTACGTACAACCCGTCTGCATCACAAGCTATACCCCCACCAGTTTTAACCTTTACTTCCAATTTATCTGAAAGGACTTTAATCCCCTTAGATTCGTTTGCAACATTGTCGTTAAGGTGCTTACCCTCTACACCGTTATCTGGGATAGTTAAACTTCCTGTACCATCAAATCCGATTGAAGTACCATCTACTTTAGCTTCCAAAGCATCTGTAACAGAAACACCTTTCTGCAAACCTTTATTTTCGTTTGCTACGTTTTTATGTACGTGTAAGGCTTGAATACCTTTTGCATTGTTATCAGTAGGCATCACACGAATGGTACTACGGTCAAGTGAATTTAGAGAGGCTTCGTCTGACTTAACATTTACACCATCTGCATCTACTTCAATCGCATCCGCTTGCTTTACTTTAAGATTATCGTAACCGTCTAAACCTGCTACAACCTCAAGACCGTTATCGTACAAATCATTTACATCCACTTTAATTAGTTGGTGGGCTTCACCATCTATCGAAGCGAGAATCTCTACTGCTAATCCATCCGATACCAACGTAGATACATCTACCTGAATGTGTTTCTTAGAATCAGCAGTAGAGGTATATGTAGAGATTCCAAATCCTTTAAACTCGTCTGGTGCTACTTCGATTGAAGTTGATTCCAATAATCCGTAACCAAATGTACCCGATTTAAAGTGTTCTACACCAATAGAATCTTCTTTTACTGCAAGTGCATTATCCCCATCAAGTTCAATAGTAGCTGACTCATACCCTTCCATGAATTTACCATGCGTAGGGAAAGCTGAATTAGGTGCCACCATATAGTTAGGTGTAGCTAATCCGTCAAGTTCTGTCCATCGGTTATCAGCATACACGTACACTTTACCTTTACTATTAAACTCAGAGTTAGAGTCACGATAGTCCAGATAGTTTGTACCGATTGCATCCTCAGCCATAAAGCGGGTATAACGACCTACATCATTTGTACCAATAGCTACCCATGTAATACCATCATCCGAACGATATTTACCTGCAATACGGTCAGAATCAAGAATCTTATGTTTACCGTCCCCTAAAGAAACAACTATTAAACCTTCACCTGTTGACGAAGAGGTATTACAACGATTGCAAGATTGAAGAGTTTGAAGACTCGGTGCGGCGAAAATAAAGTCTGCATACCAACAAAACTTATCCACCTCTAAACCACGACCTTGAGCACCAATATCACCTTTAGCACCTTTCAGTACAGATGTGTCAAACAAGTTAATCCACTCGGAACCTGAACCTGCCAATCTCCACTGTAACCAACTTCCTGCTGCTTGGAACTCTGGTGATTTACCATCCTCAGCATTAATATACATTGGAGCTTGGTAAAACTCATCTCCTGAGTGGCGAATCCTCATGTATTTATGCCCCGGTACAACTTTATTAGTTTGCTGTACTGTATGAGTATAAGCGTTGAAAGTATTCTCCCAATCCGTAATACCGTCGTGTGAGTATTGAATTTCAACTACATACACGATTGTACCATCAAACATACGGATAATACCGTTATTATCTTTGTACAATTCCATTATTTTATTTTTAAGATGCGATTAAGTTGTTTAAAAGCTGAGGTTACGGCAGTTAAGTCTCCATCCAGACTATGGATTTCAATAGCCGTTAGTAAAGAAGCTACAATCGACATTTCCTCAAAATCGTATTTTGTACTGTTTTGATACTGAAATGAATTATCACTTACATTTACTTTATATCCAGCTTGAGTGAGTAAGTCTTTAGCTTTAGCTTTAGCTTCGCGATATACTACAAAATTATGAGTACGAGTGTAAGTATTATTGGCTCGCAATGATATTGTGTAAATTCCATCAGGGATAACTAATCCTTCCCCCAATCCTAACATATCCGAAGTAATTACATACCATTCTCTGTCTTTACGATTTGAATATATGTACGCAATTAAATCTACTTCGTAAAGAATTGCTTTAGATGCAGTAGAACTTAAATTAAGCCTTAAATCATAAATAGTATCTGTGTTATCCACATCGGGTTTGGTGCAATCTAAGATATGCAATTCTGTCCCTGTATTATTTAACCATGCAGTAAAATCTATTACCACTCCGGTACTTGCTATTCTTTCTAACATATTGTATTGTTATAAATTAAAAAAGGGCTGAGGATACACCCCAACCCTCTTATGGAAAAAAACAAACAAACCTTACGAAATAGTAAATGCTGTACCGATACCATGTTCGGTGACAATGTATTTCTCAAGAACTGCAATAATACCCGTAGTAGCTACACCGACTTGTGAAGCGTTGTTGTTAGTAACAGGAAGTGCAATAGCAAGTGATTGATTAGCTTGATTGAAAATAACCCCGTTATTCTCCAGTTTACTTTTCCATTCGATAGTAATGGTATCGTAAGTCTCTCCAGCAACTACGTTGTATTCATGTTTCACTGGGAAACCCGTAGAACGAAGTTCTTTATATTTGAAAGAATCGCGAGATTTACCGTGAATCTCCAATGATTCAATATCTCTCCAATCACCGAAACCTACGGTGCACTTACCCACAGATTCAGGAACAGTCAAAGCTGCAAGGTGGTTGTTAGTGATTGTGGCAAATCCATCAATAGCTTGAACGCTGAAACGGTTTACACTCCGAGGTTTAGTCAATGCATCATAGTTAGTATCATCAAGACCTACCATTTTAATGTGGGTGTTACCTACATTAGATGCCTCAATATAAGGGATACTCAAATCGCGGTTTCCTGTTTTGAATTGCAAATTAATTGCAGCTACAAACGCATTAATCAACTGAGTTTTAGTGTAAGCCGTAGCACCCGTAGTAATTGATACAGGGGTATGGTTCGCATTGAAATTACCTTCTTCCCAGATGTGAAGGGTGTAGGTGTGGTTCGTTTTGTTGAAGTCGGTAACTTCTGCAAAGGCTGTAAACAATACAGGAGCTTTATATTTTCGACCACGATATGCTACAATGTTTTTACCGGGGATACGAATTTTTGGGCCAACTTCTCCGTTCTTGTTGCGAATGTACACATTGATAGCTGGAACAGTTTTAAGGGCAGTAGAAGTAGTTAATGCTACACCTTTATCGTCAGCAATTACCAATTCTCCTTCTCCAATGTAAGTAGCAGTTGTTGCAGGGTCAGTTACTTGGACGTTCGCAGTACGACCGCAAGAGTCAACTACGAGAAAGTTTCCATTATGACCACCATATAGATAACTCATCTTTCAATTTTTTTTGTGATTATTAAACAATCTTAAAGTATTCGTTTGAAGTAAAGAGGGTTAAGGTTTAATACCTCCCTAACCCTCATATAGCTTATTCAGTCTCCCTCGATTCCTTTTCCATTATTTGATACTCTCCTTCCGCAGGGATTTCAGTCTGTGCAGCAATACGCAAAGCTCTCGTAACTATTTCATCGTGAAGGAATGACGGTAATTCGCAATCTACGGAGAGTTCAGGATTACGTACATTTACCACAATAGCTGCTGGAAGTTTTACATAGGATAACGTGTATTCCTTAACTGTAAATCCATTTCCGGGGATAAGTTGCTGAGACCTTAATGTATCTAATGTTACGGGGGTAATCTTATCGTAAGAAGATACTCCTGTGATACCTTTTACAGAAGGATTATTTGAACCCGTAGAAGGTGTGAATGAGCCGTTAGGTATTACCCATACCGAATCGTAATCAGGGTTCTTGTAGGGGTCTAAAATGAACTTATTGTACGAAGCCATATCAATCTCTACGGCTGGAACCATTTCGGTAATACGGTTATTCTTAGAGATTGTACAATAACTCGCACCCTCAATAGGCATCAATACCTCATCAGGAAGGTTTACAAATACCCCATAACGTTCAACTGTGTTAAGCTGGGCATCTAAATCTGGAGTACGTTTAGCTCCATTAGTAGAAGTACCCATCATAAAATCATGGTTCTCAACTTTAAAAGTTACGTGAGAGGATAACATCGAACCTATCTCATTTTGTCTCACACTATCTTTAAATCCTCGTTGAGTTCTGTTCTTAAAAGGGTCGAGTTTATACAACACAAGTTCTGTTTGACCTTGCGATAAAAATTTAGAAATCTCCCTATCATTAAAATCCCTATTGGCGAACCCTGCCCCAGATTTTCTAAGGTTGAAGTCCGCAGCCATCTGGTTTGCACTTGCCATATTATTTACGTTTAGTTTTCGTTACCTCTGGAACAGAACCTCTCTTAGACTCAATAATGAGTTTATATTCCGAACCTTTAGGGGAATTTAACCAATTAACTACCTCAGTTTCGGTATGTGCAATAAGTTCATGGTCTGGTGTATAATAGCTTTTGCGCTTACCTGACATGGTTACTACGAAGATACCGTACATAATTCCTTCATACACTAAGCGATAACCGTTCAACTCTACATCCGATTTACCTACGATACGATTCAACGCAGTAATATGTCCTAAGTGTTTATTTGCAGCAACCTCAAAGAGTGCAGTGTAAATATCATCCACAGAAGAGTTATTAGTGATACGGTGTTCTGGGAAGTACGAAGTTCCTGCATTAATGAACAAATTGTAAATTGTGTACAACATAACTCTATCACCTGCTTCTTGGAGTTTAAGAAGTTTAGCGATAATATAACTACTAATTGACGTTTTAGTTTTCTCTTCATTGTTCTCGTGCTCAGGGTCACGCAAAGCGCAGATGTAATATTGCTTATTACTACGCTCATTCCAAGAAGGTGCTACGCGCTCACGGTTGTATTTACACACAAGATACTTCACATAGTCAATAGGATTGCTTAAATCGAATACAGCTACGGCAGATGAGATACCGGGGAAGTTCTTACGGATTTCAACAGTACCATGTTCCTTCCAAAAGTCCATATTGCGGGGGTCTGACATTTGCATACTGTTAGTGGGAAGACCTGCTGTCTCTTCTAAGAATTTCTGTAATTCCCTACCTGCTTGGTAACTACCTGCTTCCTTTGCAAAAATGTCTAACCATTTACCATCCTCTGCTGGAAGGCTAAAGGCTAATGTAGTATCTCTCATCATTATATTTTCGTGAGGGTGCTTAGGGTCATTGATAACCTTAGCTACGGGTCTGTCCAATAAGTACAGTTCTACTTTTTTGTTTGTTAGTGGATTCATATATAAAATAAAAAGGGGAAGTTGTTTATACTTCCCCTAATATAATAAAAAAATAATTACAAGTTGGTGTTAGAATTTATACACCATGAAATTAGGATAATAACTAATCCAGCCTGTTGGGTCTGCCAACTTAGCTCCGAAACCTGTATCGTAGTAATGCAATTCGAACATATCCACACCTGTTGCTACACGAGAAGGATTTGCGAACGAAGTAGCTTGTTTTGCAAGACTACCACCACGGATACCATCTACCGATGCAAAGATAGGCTCTTCACCTTCACGACGGATAATACGCATGTTAGAATCCTCAGTAGTATTACCGAAACCTACAATGTCATATTCGTAACTTGAAGCAAAACCGGGAAGACCGGGCATCTTAATATTGTTACGTGCTGGGTCATCTTTCAACGGGTCAAGTACGAATTGACATTCAATATCTGCCATCAGAGCTACACCACGAACCTGACCCATGTTGATAAACACATCGTTACCAGCCCATTTAATGTTGCGGCCAGTAGTATCAGTTGCCCAAGGTGCAGTAGAAGCTACATAACTACCTGAACCATACGCACGGAGAACCATTTTAGAAAGTTCAATCAAACCGTATTCACCAGCTTTGACAATTACTTTGCGTTGACCAGTGCGGTTTACTACGGCTGCCAAGATAAGTTCCTCAATCTCTTTTAAAGAAGGAGCACCTGCATAGTACCTACGGTTAGATGAAAGTTTTTGTTCATTCCAACCACTACCCATGCGAATCTCGTAACCGTTGTTTTGGTCGTAGTTACCCCACGTACCATCTTTCCATTTGTTAGAACGACCGTACATCAAGGCATTTGCAGTAGCTTTGCGAATTTGAGCGAGGAACTCATATTCCACAGTGGTCATCCACAACTTAGGCGACTTGTTGGTTACTTTACCATTCTTGTCTGGTAAGTAGAAGTATTTGGGAGACCAGTTGACATCTTTACCATGAAATTGGAATTTCATACGGAAAGAACTCATGTGACCTTCTGCCATTACAGGAGTTTTGAAGTTCACACCGAAACCGTCATAAGACATACGGTCTGAAACAGCACCATAAGATTTAGCCCAACGTGTACCCGTAGCTACTTGCTCGTATGAGAAGAAAGATTCGGGGCCAGAAGAGTAAGCCATCTCGACAGCGTAACGGGTAACACCGGGAGAAGGGTTAATTACTTCTTTGATAAGCAACAAGTCATTCTCAGGGTTCATACCTGAAATAACCTCAGTGTGGCCGAATGGGGTACCTTGGAAATCCATATAGATAAGGGTACGAGCTTCCAATTTATCAGCAGCAGTCATCTCAGTAGTGCCTGTTGAATCGGTGTAAACACCAATACACTCATAGTTACCATCTACAAAGTAGTTGATAGCCCAACGGAAATAACCTTCACTACCTGCGGGGATACGTTCTACGGCACGAGAAGCAATCTGAGAAGCAAGTGTTTCACCGAGGTTAAAATCCATTACAGCGTTCACGGTTTCCATCATAGTAACCGGGTCGTCTTGTAGAGCAGTATAGAAGTGTTCACGCTCTACAAGTGATTTACCTCCATGAATTTGTTGACCGTTTAGAATTTGATAGGGATGAATCTGTGTCATCTTTTATTGTTTTAAATTTCGAAGATATGCTAATATGTTATCTTCCTTAGTGTTGGGGCGAGTAGTTGTACGTTTTGAACTTGACTCTTTTATAGCCTTTGTAAGAGTGGTATTAGCTGATGCAACTTTAACACTTTTCACAGCTTCAAAGTTACCATCCAATAACCCATAATGGTCGAGGATTGCTAATGAGGGAATATATTTACCCAAGTCACCATTAATCTTTTCCATAGTAGTGGAGAACTTAGCCTTAATCGCAGCTTTAGTTGTAGGGGTTAATTTAACATTAGGGATAAACTCACTCAGCTTATCTACAAATTCCATAGAGCTTTGGGTAATCTGAGCACTTCGACGTTTAGCTTCCTCTTTAGCATCTTGAATTGCTTTCTCTTTAGCTTCTGCACGTTCTTCACGTTTACCGTTTAATTCTTTAGCGGCCTCTAATGCATCCTCAGATAAGTCTTCTCCAAGACCTTTAAGGTACACTGCAATTTGTTTCTCAGTACGACCTTTCAATTTCTCGTTCTCAATAATTACTTTCTTCTGCAACTCAGGGTCAGCCAATACAGATTCTTCCGAATATGTTGGGAAATTAGTTTCTAATTCCAGAACATCCTGAATGGAAAACCCTTTCAATAATTTACTTACTGTTTCAGCTTCTTTAGGGTTTAAACTTCCTAACGAATCAGCAAGCATTTGTTCCGCAGCCTGTAAACGTTTACCTTCAAAAATTGCTTTTAAATCTGAGCCATAAGTAGCTATATCATCCTCTGTTACTTCAAATCCTAATTGGTCTTTAAGCTGCCCAATGAATGCTACGGTGTTACGGGTGTCCTCATCTAATTCACCTTCTTCCTGTTCATCTGTGGATTCCTCAACATCCTCAACTTCATCTTCTTGAACAATCTCCTCTTCTTGTTCTTCACCCTCAGTTTCTTCTACTACACTACCGTCAGTGAGGGGGATTTCACCTTCTTCCCCCTCCGTGCTTCCAAATCCGAATACTGTTGTTTGACCCCAATTTGAACCAAAACTACCTCTATTAGTCATACCTTACTTGTTTGTTTTTGAATTATTTTTAGACATTTGAACCTTCACATCCTCAGCGTGCCACTTATCTTTGAGTTCAAGTTCTTTTAATTTAGTAGCTTGTTCCATCTCAGCAATAGTGATTTCTACATCATCCTCAATACCATTTCCATTTTCATCGGCCATTTCTTGATTAACGGATGATAGAGCTTGAAGTGCAAGTTTAGATTCTCTATCTAATTTAGCTTTTTCCCGTATCTTTTCCAACTCTCTCTCATGGGTACGTTGTGCTAACATCTCTTGGAACTCCATAGTCTTACGTTTCTCTTCTTCTGCAACCTTAGCAGCTTCCATTTGACGTTTCTGCATAAGTTCTTCTGCTTGTTGTAATTTACGTTTAACCTCAGAAGGCGAGTTGGACAATCTAACGTCGAGTAAATCAGAGAATGATATTGAACCGTTCTGAGCATACGCTTGACCATACGCAGTCATTTCACGCATCAAATCAGCCATATCCGAAGCAGAACTCATTACTACACCTATCTCAGCTTCCGCCATTAATTCAGGGTCATAGTTGATAATGAACTGACTCATATCCGATAACAGAACTTGCTTTTTCTCAGGACGGTCTTGCCATAGGACTTTAACAAACTCTATCATCAACTCTATGGCTTTAGCTTTATCCCTATCGTGTGCCCGATACAAAGGTTCTGTACCGTTTGAAGATTGTATTGCGGATTGTTGCATAAGCCCTAACCCCTCATTCCCTTGTAAATTTCCTGTACGGGAATCTGGTAAACTCATGTAGGCTTTAATCTTAAACTCTGTGGCTTGAAGCATCTCCATTGCCATCTTAATGTCGTTAGCCATAGTCATACTAATTACAGGGTTATACGCTTGCATATTACCTGCTTTCGTAGTAGCATCGTCTGCTACATTGAAACTATTCTCCCATAGAATCTGAGCACTCTTAATCCATCTGTAATGCTCTAAATCACTCATACCGGGGTCGAGCCTACTCCTATCAAGCCTCATAATATTACCCATGTGGGAAGTCCACAACATACGTAATTTATTAGCCCATAAGTCATAATCCCTTTTAAGTGGAATAATTGTATCTAAGATGCTTGCAGCCTTACCATCCCCATAAGTCATTATAGAACCTGTGTACAAAGGCTTAACTTTAGCAGGGTTCATTAAACTTCTAAGTTGCATCGGACAAGGACGTGCGTAGATTACTAAATCTCCAACCTCTACAAATTCCCAAAGTTCTTCTACCCAAAACCATTCTACGGTTTCACCAGCAGATTCATTAGGCTTATATTCCTCAGAAACAAATTTACTTTGAGGTACATCATTTTCATCAAAATAAGTCAATGTACCAACTTTAATGTAAGAAATCCACGAACCTCTGGTTACAAGTAAATCCCCTGCATCGTTTACGTAACTTGTACCTCCGCTATTAAATTGTTCAATTTCAGATAGATAAGCACCTTGCACATCTAATCCTGCAACTTCTCTACCAAATACTGCACTATTAACCCTACTGATTGTGGCATCCGAACCTACGTAGGCTGTACCAAAAGCTAACCCTTCTCTGTAAACACTACCTGATTTCTCACGAAGGTATTCTAAATCTTCATCTGTGAGGTACTTACTAAACTCTTCAACTATCTTAGACAGTGGTGAATAACCATATTCAATCCATGCGTAACCATCTTCAATCAAATCAGATTCACCAAGTCCCAATACGGTAAATTGGTCTGAGTTTACACTAAACAGTCGTGGCTGTCCATCCATTGCACCTACACGGTAAATAGACTCTGCAATTACTGCTTTCTTCTGAAACCCTTTATTGAATATATCCCTTAACCGAATCTCAGGGTCATGGTAGAAATATTGAATAAGTTGATTAGCCATAACCTCATGTGCGGATTGTAAATCATACTTGAGGTAGTAATCAAACTTAGCTAACCGTTCTTGTACAGCTTTTTCATCTAAGGGCATACCTTGCATCACTTGCGATTGTAATTCACTTAGATACTCTGTAAGACGTGTTTTAAATTCTACATCCTTTTGGTTAATAATTTCAGAGTTTAAAGCCGTTGCTCGTATATCTGTCTTACGCCTGTATTCTTCTCCGAACACGTTGATTAGTGGGGTCTTGACCACATTATAAGAAACTGCAATACTTGGTAAGTCCTCGTCACTTTGAATCTCTTTGCCGAACGGATTGAACACCGCTTGAATATCCTCTTTAGACAAGATACCATCAAACTCACCCCATAAGTAATTACGTTCTTTACGGGACTTTCTACGACCTTCCCCTAAAGGTTCAAAGGCGTGGTGTCGTAAGAATTGCACATTCTCAAGTTTCCAACTCTTCTGCCGTTTCTTTGCTGAGGATGTGTTCTGTTTAGGGAACATCGTGGCAGTTACCTCTAATTCACTCAATTTACCAAGCGCCATATATTTTACTTTTACGTGCCATTTCAAATAGTTCATTCTTTTTCTTAGCTTGACCCACTCCGCTCTTAGCTTTTTCAACTCTACGAAATGAATCAAGATAGAACAATATCAACCCTTGCAAGGCTGATACCCTATCGAAGTTACCTTTTGTATTCCACATTTCCAATTCATCCAATAGCGCAGGTGACTTTATTGTATAGTATCTTGAGCCTTTTAAAGGGTTCCCATTCTCATCGTAACCCGTTGTAACTTCTTCATCTAACCATGTAGCCACAGCTTCTCTTAACCAAGCATTACCTTCTCCTGTGGTATGGTACCCTTTTACAGAAGCGCCTCCACCTCTATACCACACTTTACTTTTAATGAGCATAGGTTCATCTGCCAGAAGGTTTAATTGGTTGGTCACTTGGCAATGTTCTTTCAACCCTTGAATGTTGTTTTCATACATTGTCTGGCATCCGTAGAATTTCAAGGCGAGTAATAACTTTCTATAATACTCTACCACCTTAGCAGGACGACCTGTATATTCAGCTACAATATTTCCCGTAAAAGCATCCATGATAAATGTACTTGCAAGTGAGTGGATACTATCAGAGGACTGCTCTTCAAATCCTTTTGCAATAGGGTCAGTACCAGCAAGATACCTTCCCTTAATCGGACGGCCTTCAAACAATACGGGTGTTTCCCATATTACCCAACACCCCGGTACTCTATCGGTACTTCTATCATACGTCATAATAGGTTTAGAATGATAGTTCTGCTCAAACTTAACTTTACCTCCAGAGTCCTCTACAAACTCACCGTACATCTCAAACAACTTACCTGCTTCACGGGCTTGAGCTAATTCAAGTTTAGCTTGTCTGGCCTTCATAGGGTCAAATGTGATAGACTCTGCTACATAGAATGCGTCCCTAAGTTCTAAAGGTTGCTGTGTACGAAATAATACGTATTGTATATCATCACTCTTAATCGGTGCAGCTTTCTTATCCCATACCAACTTGGCAATCAATCTCAATGAGTTACCTTGAGCATCTACACCTGAAACATACTTAGTCCCAAATCCCTTTAAGTATTCCCGTTGTTCGTGGTTCTCACAGAAGGGTAGTAATTCCTCAGTTTTACTCTTAGAGGGTGAATACCATAAGTCATCAATGAATAAACATGAAGAACCTACGGCACCTGTATCATAAATATTATCATATTTGGCTAATCGGTACACATCAGGGTTATAAGCCATTTTACTTAATCCTATTGAACCGCCACCATTCATATCCCCCGCAGCCCCAAGAATCAATCCCGAACCTGTTTTAATCTCACCGTCCCTAATCAAAGGTTCGATGGATATTGGGTAAGTAGATTCAAGATTATCAAACTTACCTGCCTCCTCTATAATCATACGGCTTACGGATTTACCTACGGCCTTAAATGAGTTATTGTAGAATCCCATATACATTACGGAACTCTTATAACCCTGTTTAACCCTTACGGAACTACCATCTTCCTTTACAACTGTATCGTAGAAAGAAGCCTCAAACCACTCTTTACGGTTCAAAACCTCAGAAGCCCTGACCCATACAGTATGTGTATCAATGTGGTTTAAAGTTTCCTCTACTGCCTCTGTTTGCATTACTGTAAACAGTTCTGTCGTGTAGGTACCTACCAATGTGAAGCTATCGGGTTTATGAACGTAGTCGTAAGCTACTAACCCGTTTCCTGCAATGTACGTTAAACCCTTTCTACGGGACTTCGGTAATGCACCTATCTGTAACACCAACTCTTCAAATTCATCTTCCGTAGCTAACGGAAACCACTCTAAAAACGATTCTAAAGTGCTGTATGGATAGTCTAATGACCACCAAGACAATTCATGCATTAAATAGAATTGGAAATCTACAAACCCCGGAATACGTTTAACCTTAGCACCACTTGAACCATTTGGCATTGCTGTCATTATGGTATAGTTAATCATAAAGTAATGCCGTCCTGTAATCCGTACACCATCTACTTCAAACCCTTCTAAACATCTATCTTCTTCCGTAGTCCAGAACCTATCAAACTCAAAAGTATCAGATGTAGCAGATGTGTAGTAACCGAATGTATTGAACGTAGAAGCAGGTTTTGTGAATACGGAACTATCCAGAAAGCGTAAGTAAATTTGCTTCATGTTCCGAATAGGGTTTACTTGATTAGGCAATGTAAATTCCCAACTCTCCGCTACACTCGAACGAAACAAGTATTTATCCGTACCTTCAATATTAAACCAATACTTAGGGTTTTTAGAACAGTTGCGGTTCCACATAACCTGTTCAAATGTATAACCCCCATTAGTTTTTAAGCTAATAGGGGCTTTGTTTTTAACCTTACCTTCCCACGTAATCTTACTTATCATTTTCGTTCTGATTTAGGTAAAGCATATTTAGTAACCCCACCTTTACGGGTTACTGTATTTCCAATCAATGTAGCGTAGTAAGCCTCTCTGTGTTTTCTAAAGTTGTTCATTACGTCCCCAAGATTATTCACAATCTTTAACCATTTGTCAACATCCGTAGGTTCGATATTTTCCCAATTAATTTTAGAACCCCTTTGCATAAACCCCTCTAACATTTTCTCAAACATGGAGAACATTGCAAACTCCTTCACATTTGTACAATAATCTTTATACCACGTTAAAGCTGTAAGGACAATCTTACTGGGTTTATATTTAGGGTCTTCGAGAGCTTCATACCTCACTACTTTCTCCACTTCATCCTCACTATACCTTCTGCGGTATGGAGATAAGGGATAACCTACGAAGTAAATGTACTTTAAATCTTTTAAAGCCTTTTCTTTAGTAGCACTACCATCCGCTTGCCACACTGCCGAAATCTGCGGAGTCAACAGAAATGCCTCCGCGATAACCCAACTTCCTGAGTTGGACAAGGTTAATATCTCCATTGAGTACGCCTTCTTTTAATAGTTTGAGATAAGCCATTCTACGACTTGCTGATGCCATGCTTGGTCTAAACTTTCCGAATTTCGGAATGTAGAATATTTTCAACTCATCAGGGTCTAAGGGTTCTACGTGGTTGGTGTAATGGCGAAAAAAGTGTAAAGGAGATGTAACAATTTGTCGCATCTCTCTCACTGATAATCCATAACGTTTTGCTAAATCTTCGATAATATGTTCTACTCTATACGGTTGTACAGCATTGCCAGTATATTTCTTGTGACGTTGTAACACAAATTCTGTATCCAGATTCTTAGGTGTTACTTTTCTTTTTACTGACTTACCTACAACTACACTTCGAGTAGAACCTCCTAATTGAGAAAGTAAATCACTTTTCTCAGATTCACTCAGTCTGTCAAGGTCTTTATCTATCTCAAAACTACTCATCGTCTGTTATAATGTGTTTATTTTTAATAAGTCTGTATAACATACCTAATACAAGTTCACTCTCTCGTTCCAATATCTTAAATATAGGCATACTTTGCGAGTTTAAAAAATCCTTGCGCATCACATCGGTAAGGTGGATTCGTTTAACGAATTTACCAGATTCGTACTCTAAAATATCTCCAGAGTCAGTGATACCCACAAGACCTTCTTCTAAGTTACCAGAAGGTATTAATTTAGCTGTTTGCACTTTACCCTTAATTACAATCTGAGGGTTTAGACGCCTGATTACTGTCATAGTCGGTAATTATAAATGTTTTTAAATATTCTTTTTCTTGGTCAGTTAAAGGTACTCTCGAAGTAAGACCTACTTTGTTAGTGTTCTTTAGAATCTTCTCAGCTAAATTACTAAACAACTGTATGTCTTCCTCGTTCAATGTTATCACTCTTGTCAACTTGTCCCTTACCTTCATATCTAAATGATTGTTTATAAATTTCTAACTCTTCTTTAAACTTATTAGTATTAAAGTAATGACACTTACTGTGAAAGTGCGGACATAATCCATTACGGTACACACATTCAGGAACCATAAATAAAGCCATTTCAGGGTTAATCTTACGAACTTCTTCTCGTACTGCCCGCCACACTTTAATCGTATCCACAGAGGCTTCGTTACAAATCCTATCTCTGGAAATCTTAATCATAGCCGCAGCATTCAACATCATGTGGTGATTCGTAGGTGTTTCCCTATCATCCGAAACTTGCTTCCCATACTTTGCAGCGTAATCACGTCTATTCGATTCAGTGATATTCGATATTACATCGCGGTTATACGTCTTCAAATGAGCAGCTACGTAGTTCTTAATACCGTAGAAGTCTATCTTAAAAATCAAATCACGGATTGGACTATGTTCTGAGGCTAACCATTTCTTCAATGGAACCCTAACTTTATTTCCAGTTACAAAAGAAGCAGCTTCATTCACTGCTTCATTAGATGTAACTTGTGTAACTTCAATCCTGAAATCACTCATAACCAAGGAAGTTTTCAGGTTTAGTCCAGATGAGGTGGTTATCTTCTCGAGATACCATAATCCACCTAAACGGTTGGTCATCCACGAAAACTCTAATAGATTGACGGGCATCGTGAACGATTAAAATATCACCTACTTCAATACCCTCAACTTTGTTCACTTTCAATACTACGCCGTGAGAACCAACAGGTTTTGAAGTTTCAGGAAGGTAAAGTCCACCTTTAGTTTTATGGTTAGTGATATGTTCGTAAAGCACGTAGCCTTCACGTATTTGCAAGGCGTCCAAAGACTTTACCCTAAATGAAGGTAGGCTACTCATTAGTTGCTCTAATGAAGGAAGTTTGTTTGTTGACATATACTTATGTATTTAGTTTACATAAAGATACACAACCATTTCCTATCTACAAAACTTTTAAGCAAAAAAAAAGGGAACAATTTAGTTCCCCTTTTAAATTAACGTAGTGTCTGTAAAAACCTCAAATTACTGTTTTATTAATTTGATATTGTAAATCATAATACGCGATAAGTACACTCGGTAGCCATACGTTAGGTTTATTTACCAAGCATTTAAGGGCTTCTGCAATTACAGATACTTCAAAACCTGCAAGTCCTAATCCTAAAGGTGTAACAAGAAACTCTAAATCTGGATTGTCTTCTACCGCTTTTAAAAGTTTCTGAGCCGATACATTTAAAGATTCTACACTTACTCTGGTATATGGGAATAATTTCTCAATAGTAGGGAATGCATAACACCCCCCTGTAAATCCTTCACCTACACCCTCTTTAGCATCAAAATACACAACCGCCATCAATGCTGCACCCTTACCATGACGACCTTGTTTATTTGAACCGAATACGAATACTTGATTAGGTTTCAGTACGGTTACTTTTTCTGGTGTTACTTTATTTGCTATCATGTTAATTTCTATTAGTTAAGATAATAGGATTTCCTTCAATCAAAAACCCTACGGAATGAATCATGTGTTTAGCGCCTTTACCTGCGTATTCCATTGCCAATGACTTCTTATCTGCAATAAATCCTAACTGCATTCCCCATAATTTTTCCGTGGTAAAGTTAAGATATGTTTTCGAATGATAGTGTCCTTGTACATAACTTTTTTGCATACGAAGAACTTTATTCATAATGTTACCCCCATCATCACCATGACCTACTACAAATTCATCGGTTTCAAACTCAGTAACCATTTTACCCCAACCTACGGGAAATTCATACACCTCTTCAATAGGTCTTATAAACTTATCGGATAATCCTGCATAAGCAGTACGTCTATCAAACCTTCCTGAATGATTACCCTTTACAACTACCATCTCTGGAAAGGCTTGTTTCCATTTCTCCAGACCTTTCATAGTCTTATTATACTCCTCAATCTGAGAAAGTGCATTGGGGTTCTTATCATGGAACGACAGATTGTAATGGTCAATCAAATCCCCTGTCTGGACTACTTTATCTATACCATATTTCTTGGCAAGTCCTACTACCCAATCAAACAGTCGTTCATCGTCAAACGGTACGTGAATGTCTGGGATAAATAACCAATTAAAGTCTGCTGCTCTAATACCTATTTTAATATCATTTTGAGCCTCTACAAGAGCTTTAATGAATGTTGGGTAGTCTATATACCCTTCGTAAAAAGACTTCGCCAGAACCTTTATTTCAGTGTTATTTATGGACTCTAAACCTTTAGGTAAATCACTCTTACCGTGTACGGATTTTACTTCTTCAATAGTAAGTCCGAACCTCTTAGCCCTTTTTTTATAATTAGTTTTAGTGTACTCAGGGTGGTTACTCACGAACTCTTTGTATAATTCAAGATTAGTCATTATTACTTTGGTTTTTAATTACCCTGCTAAATTACTAATTCACAACCATATAAACAAGAAAACCCCAAAGTATTTTTCAACTTTGAGGTAAATATGTTAAGAAACAAGAGAGCCTTAAATAGTGTAAAATAGGGTTGGGTAAACTCCTTCTGAAACTTACCTACGCGACATGAGGTGAGGAGTCTATCTTGTCCACAGAGCTTATACTAATAACGTTATCATATAAGATGTTGCGCGTATCACTAACCTACCCAACCCCCACAGCATCGTCATACGGTGTTATAAACAAATGAAAAGCTCACGTTTGAAAGATACTCGTCTTTCCGAGTTGCCACTATTTTTTTTCGCTTCCTTGAGTAATTGTTTTACCCAGTTCGACCCGTAGCGTGTAGGTACGGACAACCATCTAATGCAACACATCCGTCATTCTTACTGCTGCATCTGGTACGGTAGTCAGGACACGATTCGAACGTGTAAGAAGGACTTATTCTCGTTTGCCTCTAACCGTACACGGTATAGCATTTTGCCAATTCTGCCACCTGACCGTAATTTAACCCATATCTTTAACTATCAGTTCCCAAGCATTCTACTTCCAGCTTCCGATTGTAAAAAAAACACGCGCTTTTCAAATACCGCACCAGCGCTTGGTATCCTCACATCCCGACGGTCTGGTTTACTTCGGGGCATTTCGTGTTGTAATATATGTGGGGTTGCAGGATTCGAACCTGTACGTGGAGCGTTTCCGTTAGACCCGCGTTTCCAACTCCCGTCTGGGGAATTACCACTTGTAGTCTCCAATGCGTCTAACCAATTCCGCCAAACCCCTAACCTTAACAAAACACAATTAACACAAAATGAAAACTCATTAGCACCCTCTTGTCTATCAACTCGCATTGCCCATGACCTGCTTGCGATTATGGCTTTAATTAGGTCATCTTGATAAGAGTAGGGTCACGGAATTACTACTTCTCGATTTGTTATAGCTACCACGAAATACGTTTGCAAACATCTCTACTACTCGTAATTTCCTTGCCGAGAACTCGCTCACAGTGAGGTAACGCTTTACCTTAAATTCCTTTCCCAAGGGAACACTATGCAGTATATTACTATACAGTTGTTATTTTACCTCCTCATCGTTTTGGAGTCCCTGTATTTGGTATTGAGAACGAACTCTCACGTCAAGGGTATTTCTTTTATCGGTACAAAGATAAGGACTTTTTCAATCCTGTACAATACTTTGTCGAATATTTTTACAGGGTCATTTACAAGGTCAAACTCTAAGTGTTTTGTAAATACTTCACTTCTCATTGATTCGTTCTGGTATAAAACTACGTCCCATGAACATAAATTCATGCTGCTATTCTGTTGTGTCAAAAATCTTAAACTATGTAAATAACAAGTACCGTTAAGTTATTGTTTTAAATCCGCTACAAAATTAACCCGCAAATTACTATCTTGCAAGCATTATAGAAAATAACAATGAAACTTTACAATCCCATAGAGATTAGACCTCAAGACTTTGTGCCCAGTCTTTACTCGGAAAGGTTCGGTAGAGACCTTGCTAAAGTAGTCTTGCCATTCCTTATGGCTGGAAGACCTGTAATACTCGATTACGAAGAAACAGAGTACACATTACTTCTATTTCGCATTAAGCTCACACCATTGTTTTACAGAGGTTTTATGGAAGAATTAAAGAAATATCTACCCATAGAGTATCTGGAGAACATGGTTCACTTTAAAGGTCTCACACCGTTCTATATTGAAGTGCTAAACATCCTACAACATTGGTAGGGTATTGCATAGGTCAATAATAAGTATTATATTAGCATTGTTCATAGGTTGGTTTTTTGGTTTGGAAGGGAGGGCTAAATGCTTTCCCTTTTTTATTTCACCACTTCAAGAACCACCTCAGCTATTTCTTCAAACTTAGCTTTCTTAGAATCCCTCATACTTACTGTATAAGTAATCAGTTTCTGTTTGTTCTCTTTAGGGTCAGTAGATAGCAATACCGCATCAGATGTCAAATTAGCTTGACACATCACTACGGCTGTAAGAACTTTGTCGTTCTTCGTTCTGTTTAGTTCCGCTTTAAATGTAAAAATCATTATCGTTTAGTTTGCTGCAAAGATACTAACTATTTTGTAGTAAAAAACTACCCCATTGTTCAGCCATACTTTTTGCCACTCCGCTAAAAGTTTTTGAGCTTTCCTTTTGACTTATATTTACAAATTGGTATTTCTGCCCTCGTTTCTTACCTCCTGTATTGCTCGGTAAATACGGCTTATAGTTGCTTTTAATGTCAGTCGGTTTTAATAGTGGCAAATTTTTCAACCACAATAAAGTTCTTTTGCTGTATTCGTGTCCATATTCGTATGGCTGTATCGCTTGGCTATGTTTTGGCAATTCAACCACTTTTAAAGGCGTTGGATTTTCAATAGCAATATATTCAATAGGTGCGTTAAGTAGTTTCAAAAACAAATCCTTCGCTTCCATTGCCTTTGCATATCTATCTTGGCACAAATTACCTGCCGTTGGGTACATCCATCTTGCCCCAGCCCTACTCATATAAGTACAAGGTGGGTGAGCAATCATCATATCATATTTGCCACTATAAGCCTCTTTTACTGCATCTCCTACAATATGCCATTCAGGTTTTCCACCACTACATTCTTGTATGTCGCAACTATAAGCCTCAAATCCTAATTCTCGGAAAGCTATGCAAACTTCTTGACTCTCCTCGCAAGCTACTAACACTTTCAATTTGTTTTCCATTCAATTTATTATTAAAAGTCTTACATAATGTTTATACTATATATATACTTAGGGTATTACCCATTCAAGTCCACAGTCCCTACACTCTAATTTTAACCACTCAAGTTCATACAACTCATCGTAGTCTTTAGATAGTTTATACATTAGATTTCAATTACTTACTCCCATTAATTCGTCTCTAATCTGTTCCCATAATTTAGCTGTCCATACCGTAGAATTAGGTACTACTTTCTTACTTCCGTACATATAGAAATGGTCAAACTCTCCATCGTAACTCAATAACATTTCTTTTATTTTAGGATTGTACTGCAATTTCAATAAGTAAACCTGTTTCAATATGTCAGGTGTAACAGTATTAATCCGCTCGTAGGTTTTACCAACCTCTTTAGCTCTAAATCCCCATAAGGTTTTAAGTATGTGATGTTTTTTACCTGTCACATACCAATACCACCAACCTTCCACCGATTCGAAGGTATCTCCTTTTGGGCTTACAAAAGGTGTGTGAGCGAAGTTTGACAGCAATCTACCTAACTCAGATTCAGACTTGCTGTAAATGTTTACCTTTTCCATACGCAGTACACTTTCTTCAATTCCGATTTAGTCATTGTTAGATGTTGTTTCGAAATCGTGAGTAACAACCCTACCTGTTAATGAATACTCAATAGTTGTTCTAATTTTTGAAACATTAGTCCAACCACCCTTTGCAAAAAGATAAGGGTTTATTCTGTAAGACCCTCTACCTACTGAGAAAATAACTGACGATTTCTTCAATCGGTATAAAGATGTACTCAAGGATGCCTTATTAGTCCACCCTAAGTGAGTCATAATCTCATCCTTTATCCTCGGAACTAAATCAACTATGTTCTCATAATTCATGTATTTTGCGAGGGTTACAAGCAAGTTAAGGTCTCCACCATCTATCCCGTAGATGTGTTTCAAGTCATCTATGTAAAGTTTAACATAAGCAGGTTCGTTGTTCTTTATAATACGCTCCCCCATACTTAATGTAACTTCCTTAACCTCACCCGTAGTTTCATCTACTACATTGATACTTTGTTGTCGTATATACTTCATTGTTTATAGTATTATTAACCTCTGCAAAGATAGTAATAATTACAATACAAAGCAATACCTAACAGTTTCTAATGTAATTTACAATAGTTTATGTGAACTATGATACTACGATATTACTTGGTATAGTTCAGAATCATTAGTGATATATGTTATTTTGTACTTGCATAATTGTTTGAATAACATACAGTTGTGTATTTTATCTCTTCTTTTATTTTATACAAATTAATCTACCAAACTCTTCCCCACATCAATTATTATCCGTAACTTTGTACCGAACTAAAAACAAACACCTATGTTGAAACTATGGAAGTTTATTAAAGGAGTTTACGATACTCAATTACATTTATTACCACTAACCTTCCGTAAGGTAGTATGTACACCGATGATTATTTACATCGGTAAATACGCTTCTGGAATTGAACTATTTTCGTTAGATATTCCATCAATGGAATACGATACGTATTGCTTGTTAGGTGTACATTTAGACTACGCCCCAGACGATGAGTTAATTCTCGTAGAGGTTAGGTTATTATGGTTATTCCAATTCACAATATCATTTAAAATACAAGATTAAAATTACGAACTCTAAATAAAATAAACCATGTACGTAGAATTAGTAGCCCGTAAGGTAGATGAAACAGAAGTTAAAATCTATCTAAACACCATTAAATCAACTAACCTTAATGATGATGTAGTCTCTTCCGTAGAGAGTAATAACCATAAGGGTATTTACCGTCTGGCCGTAAGTGTAATTGATAACACTTGTAAATCGGTTCCAGAGATGTATAATCAACTTCGTCAAAACCTTTATCAATTATTGGAATGTCCCGTACCAGAGGATGAAATTAATTTCTACCGAGACGTTATCCGAACGTGTGAAGACCTTAATCTATTCTAAATCCCAATCCGGTATAGTTAAACTCTATATCGGATTTTTTATTTATAATATTAATCTATATAACTATATAGTATTCAATTAGTTATTATCTTTGTATCGTTAAATTAAACAGACTGACTTATGAAATGTGAACGACCTATTTACAATCCTGAAACTAAGCAATGGGAAGTATGGGATTTTATTTATGAAGAGAATGGTGAGCGATACTACGAGCTTCACACATTCTGGACATTTAAAGAAGCGATTGATTTTTGAAAACAAATAAACTATTTACCTAAAACTAAAACCAAATGATTGAACGTATTGCTATGCATAGAGGGTTTTTAATTGAGTTAGACCTTCTTATGGGAAATTTCATTGTAGTAATTGAAACTACTAAACATACTGTACCTACCCTTACGGAAGTATATGACTTAATAAGTTCTTACTATCGGGATGGGGGTAAGTTACAAGTGTTGAATTTGAAAACTTTAGAAATCACAAGTGTATCCGAATTTACTTATCATAAGTTAATTGAGGAAGGTGATAAATCCAATTACATTATGATTACAGCCGACAATAAAAATAAAGTCGAGGCAGTAATAACTCACACAAAACCTACATTAGACGAGTTACTCGAAAAACAAGCGAGTATTTCTAAAGACCTTACTAATCTTGAATATTTAATTAAATCGCAATTTCATAATGAGCTTTGAGGAGTTTTATAAAAGGACAGTGGGAGAGAATGAAACATTAGTTAAGTTACTTCCTAAGAAACGTTTGGAAGCAATGCTTAATAACGTGGACATTGTGATGCAAGAGGGTATTAACCAGAAGGTTATTAAATTTACTCATAAGCACCTTCCCATTATATTAAGACCTACACCTATGGCTGCTGCTAAGTTTCTTCTTAAACCTATCACAGCTATTGATTTTAAACACGTATGGGAAGAAGCACGTAAGCAACTTCACTTTAAATTGGAGGATAACCCTGAGATTACAACTCAAGCTACTAAGGACGGTGGAATGTTTACCACCCTTATGGTTCAGAAGGACTCTTTGGTGTTCGTACTTGAAATTAAATTAAGGGTAAATAACCCAGACCATAGGATAGAAGTGATGTTCAAGGTTATTGAAGATACAGATTTAATGCTCGAAATCTACCGTAAGGAAGTTAGTTATGAATTTCCAGTAGAATACGATGAAACAGGATTGGCGTTGTACGGATTAGCAATTTACCAATGATACAAGAAGAGCTATTTTCAATTAAATCAATAAGTGAAGCTCAACGTAACTTCGTAGAAAACATAATGAGTGATAAAGGAAATCCTGCTTTATTTACGGATAAAAGCACTAACGAAGAATACAAATCTCTCCGTAAGAAGGGAGAGTCACATTTTTACTTACACTTTGTACGGCAAGTAGCTGATGAGTATGAATTTAATCTCAGCTATTATTCCACTAAAGGTAAGGTCACAAGAACATTAAAAGGTTTTAAACTAACTAAAGATAAATTCAGATGGGTATAGATAAAGAACTAACCGTACAAGAACAAGTCGAACAAGCAATGCAAATGTTACGACCTAAACATAAGTTAGGATATAATAACGAAGAAGCCACAGCATTATGTTTAATGTTAAATGCAGATGTAGAATTATATGGTAAACACTTGGGAGTACGTACTGCTTTAATTGAGGATGGTGAGTTGATAACATACGAGCGTGATGTTTACCACGCCTTAGTGAAAACACTCAAAAAAGTAAAGCCGTATATCTATTAATCGGGTGCAGCGGATAACTTACCAACTTTAACAGGTACCACCTTACTGCCGTATTTACTTTGCAACCATTCTTTTAAGGACAATCCGTTTAAATCGTCTTTCAATTTTTGAGCTACGAACCATCTATATTGGTGAGCGGATTGTTCCTTCCAACCCATAGCTCTGGCAAATTCAGTAGCCGTAAGCCCTGCCGTAATGTAGCGCATAAAATCAATCTCAGCAGGTTGTAGCTTCCTTTTCTTCCAAGCTATCCTATCAAAAGTCTTAAAGTGCTTATGGAATGCATCTCTCCAATTACGACCTGTGCGCATCTTGTAAAGTGTAATCTCTAAATCGTGATGCTTAATCTTCTGGCGTAACAGTTTATTTTCTTCCCCATAACCCTTCAACCTATCAACTTGTTTAGTGAGGTTATCTATCTCTAACTCCTTACCTTTTAACCTTTTCTGTAATTCAAGAAAATCAGATTCTAAAGTCTGATAAGCTTCTTGGTATTCTTCAAGTGCTGCTTTGTAGTCCATGTTTTCCATACTGTAAATATAGTTGTATTCTATTAGAAATCAAAGTGTATATTAATTTATTATAATGCTTGTACATAGGGGGATAAGGTGTACTTTTGTATCGAATTAAAACTATTAACACTATGAAAACTTTAAAACAACTAAGAAGTGAGTTTGGAACTTTAACATCTAAAGTTCGCACTATGAACTACGGTATTGAGTATCTATTCAACGAACGAACACAATTAGATTTTGATGTGTATTTACCAACTAAAGGTAAGAACCTACAACGAGAGCTTGTGTGGACTTTGGAGCAGAAACGAGAGTTCATTATGTCCATTATCTATGGAAGGCATATACCAAATATTGCTTTGATAAACGCCTCACCTAAGAGGTTTCCAGATAGAGGTATATGGGTAAGAACATTTGAGGTGATAGACGGTAAGCAACGCCTTACTACTTTGAAGGATTACCTTGAAGACAAGTTTACCATACTTCTCGAAGGAACCGAGTTCCTGTATTCTGAGTTACCTTACGATTACAAGTCTGGGATTTTCATGCGTTTGTATTTAAACGCATACGAATACGTTGAAGATTATGACAATTTCGTTAGCGATGACGAAAAGATTGCGTGGTTTAAATTCATCAATTTTGCTGGTACGCCTCAAGATAGAGAACACTTAAATAATTTGTAGCACTATGAAACACCCTTACCAAGAGATTACTTTGAACGAAGAATTTATAGTTAA